GACCAGCTAGTTTCCCCCCTCCCCCCCTAACTATATGGTGATGTAGCCTGTTATTCGGTGAGTTTCTTCGGTGCCTCTAGCAGTTTACATAGGGGTGAGGGTTGGGGTGGCTACCTCCTTACACATACACACACTACATACGACACTACTGCCCCAAGTACTTCCTCCACCACTTGAAGAAGTCCTCCCCATAATGTACTTATCCCCCTATGCTATCCTATAGGTGACGAGGAGTTCGTGGCTTGTACCCCCCTTAACGCAAGCCTACTTCTATAGATATGCCTACAATATTCCAGCTATACCAGGCATTCTAACTAATTACAATAAATGTAAAGATAATGCTTGACATCCCAAATATAGGGGTTTATGGTTATACCTAGCAACACAATTATATTTAACAACACAATCCAGGAGATACATATATCATGGCACTATACAAAGTAGTAAACGAATCAGAAGGTATTAAACTATTATTATCAGATGAGTATGCTAATTGGAGTTACGACCAAGCTCAGGCATTACTTGAATACTATGACCAATATAGTGAGGACACAGGAGAAGATTTGGAGCTTGACACAACAGTCATCAGAATGGAGTGGGCAGGTTATGCCAGCATTAAAGAAGCCCTTGAAGACCATGGTAGCCCAATCACTTGGGAGGGCTTACAAGAGCAGACAGGTACCCTTGAGGGGCTTAATGATGGTAGTGTGTTAGTCCATGAATTCTAATATGCAAGAGTTAGAAAGGTTGTTTAAATACTTTAGTATTAGTGAAGACATAAGCCATTTGGCTAAGGTTCAAACATTACTTAGTAGATACAATCAAGACTATGATACAATAATTAAACTTTACAACGAAAGGTAATATTATTTATGAATTTTGATAGTGTAAAGAACTTGGTTTTAGAAGAGGGCTTGATGGAAACCTATTCCGATTTCTTAGATTCTTATACGCATTCCGTCGCGGTTTATGCAGAAAATGCGGAAGGTGTGCCTTTAAGTGAATCTGAATTAGATATTTTAAATGATGAATACCATTACATTGTTGAAGTGTATGCACTAGACAGTGTTTTTGGATACTAAGGAGGAAATAAGATGAATAAAACTATTGTAACAGTATTGTTACTATCGTCATTACCTTTGGGTGTTTGTGCTGGGGGATATAGCTGGGAGAACTCTCCTAACAATTGGGAGAACTCTCCAAATAACTGGGAGAACTCTTCTAACAATTGGGAGAACTCACCTAACAATTGGGAGAACTCTCCAGGTAACTACTTAGATGACCGTACAATACGTGATTCTAATGGGGGTGCTAAGGGCTACGCTGTACCTAAAGCTGATGGTGGTATTAATTTTTATGATAACGATGGTAATCGTACAGGTTACCTACCAAGAAACAGCAGAGGGAGGTAAAGACAATGTTAAACGTAACGCTTATAGTAGTAGATTTTATATTCGTATTAATTGGGGCTGGATTCTGTGTATTTATGTTAGCACTCTGGTTAGACCTACTTAAACAGAATGATAGGATTAACGAAGCAGCAGAAGAGGAGAGGTAACATTATGGTGGATTTATATTTCTTTATGACATTAGCAGTTTCTTTTATAGTGTGGTTAGTGGTATTATATATTTTAATTTGGGGAGATGATGACAATGAATAACTTAGAGATAGACTATACCGATGAAGGTTACCAAGATGATATCAATCACCTAGCCTCTGCACAACTAGAAGAGTTTGAACAATGGTTAGACGAGGTAAATAAATATAACGATTTAATTGACTTTGGGGATTTATCATGATACAATCGAAGAATGTTACAGGGATTGAAAAGAACAAAATACAACAATATAAATTAATGTTATTAAGGATAGTTTATATTATATTAGTTTTAGGGGTTGTATTTGTCTTATCGTTTACATTACATACATAAAAGGAGTATCAAATTATGATTAATTCAAGAGAATTAGATTCAGGTTTTAAAACAGTACAAATCGATATTACTACGGAAAAGGACTTTATTACTACGTTAGGTATGTTACAAGAGTTTAAGGAATATATAGAAACGGTTAACAACTTTTCAGATAATAGGTATAGCTTTGAACAACGCTGTATCATAGCAGACTTAGTAAGGGAGCTAGGGTATTACAATGGCTAATACTTATGATGACTTTGATGATTACTATGGGGTTACTATAGAGGAGGAAGACAAACCATACACAGCTGTTCAAAATAACCAGTTTTCAGGCAGTGATATAATCCACCTTGTCATAGAGTCATTAGTGCAAGATGGTCACACGCATGAGGTATCTTTAAACATAAATGGGGAGGTTGTTGATATGAATGAATTAGTTGTTAATATCAAAACTACTACGGTAATCCAGTGAATAAAGGTACTCCACTACGTAAGACTTCTTGTTCTGAGTGTGGCAGTTCAGATGGTAAGCAGATATTCCAGCAAGATGATGGTAGTTTAGATGCGTTCTGTTTTGCTTGTGAGAGTGTTTTTAATGAGGTAAGTGAGGGGGTAGGTATGGTAGGAGGTAGAAAGTCTGTTACAGAGCCACCACGTGCTTCTGAGGGCTATATTACAGTAGAACAAATAGGTAAGTTACCTAGTGATGGCTTTAGAAGTATTAAAAAGCAGGTTGTAGACCTCTTTAATGTTAAGGTTGGTTACAGTAAAAGTGATGGTAGTACGATTGTTAAGCACTACTATCCTACTACTAAAGAGGGATTAGTAACAGGGTACGAGGAACGTACTGTACTAGATAAGGGTTTTCGTAGTGTAGGTGACAGAAAAGGGGATGTAGAGTTATTTGGTACAGGCCTAGCTAAACGTAATGGTGGTAAGAAGTTATATATTACTGAGGGTGCTTGTGATGCTATGGCTTTATATCAAGCTATTGTTATCCATACAGACCCTAAGTATAAAACATTTAAACCTAGTGTCGTATCTCTAACACGAGGGGTTACCTCAGCAGTTAAGGATATTCTTAACAATAGGGCGTTCGTAGAGTCTTACAATGAAGTTATTTTAGTGTTAGATAATGATGATGCTGGTAAGAAGGCTGTTAAGGATGTTCTAAAGACCTTTCACACCTTCAAGGTGGCAGAGCTACCCCTTAAGGATGCTAACGCTATGCTGGAGGCTGGTAGAACTCAAGAGCTGTATCAAAAAGTCGTGTGGGATAGCCAACCAGTACGACAAGGTGAGGTGTTGGATGTGTTAGACTTCATTGACAAAGCTTTAATTAAACCTGAGATGGGGATTAGTTTTCCGTGGCCTACAGTCACAAAGGCTTGCTTTGGTATCAGACCACATAACATCCACATAGTTGGAGCAGCTCCTAAGATTGGTAAGACAGACCACCAGCATCAGCTAGTAGAACACTTGATTTACAAAGAGAACGCTAAGGTTGGTATGTTTGACCTTGAGAATGCACCAGCTAAGACAGCTAAGAAGCTAGCAGGTAAGCATGATAGGGTTGATTATAGTAGGCCAGATATTGAATATGATATAGAAGACTTACGCAATACGCTAACAGATATGAATGGTAAGGTAAGGTTCTATGACAGGTTAGCTAGCCGTGATTGGAATGATATACGTATAGCCATTGAAGAGATGCACTTGCTTGATGACATAAATATCTTTATCATTGACCCATTGACAGCATTGATTAGTAGGTATGCCAGTAGTGAAGCTAATGATAAACTCAATGAGATTATGACGGACATGGCAGACTTGGTTATGAAGTATCCAATCACAATATTTTGTTACAGTCATGTTAACCCTAAGCCTAAGACCTCTACACCACATGAAGCAGGTGGTAAGGTACTAAGTTCAGAGTTTACAGGTAGTAGAGCGATGGAGAAGTGGGCACATTATGGTCATGGTATTAGTCGAGACAGAACAGAGGATTGTGAACCAGCTCGTAAGAATATGAGTGAGTTCAGGATGCTATTTGATAGAGACTTTGGACAAGGGTACAGTTGTGATGTATACTTTGATGAGAGAACAATTACTTACTTAGAAGTGAAGGGGTACTAAAATGTTAGTGAATCAAGAGGAAAGACTATTAGACTATCTTAAAACCAACGGGAGTGTTAACCCATTGGATGCTTGGAAGGAGTTAGGAATCTATAGATTGAGTGCAGTTATCTTTCTACTACGTGAGAGGGGTTATAATATAGAGACAAAGAGGAATTCAATGCTAAACAAGTTTGAGGAGTTGTGTAACTTTGCAGAGTACGAGCTACAATTGGAGGCTTCATGAACGTAAAGGTAGTAGGTATCACAAAACCTTTGGTTGAGGGTATGGAGACAGCGGCAGAGTTAGTGAGTTACTGTGCAAGAGTGTCCAACCCTGATAATCAAATGAACTTTAAAACAAGTGGAGGGTTGTTAAAGTATTGTATTAAACATAAGCACTTCAGTATCTTTGAGATGGTTAATGTTGTGATGGAGGTTACTACCACTAGAGATATTGGTAGACAGATTCTAAGACACCGTTCATTCTCCTTTCAAGAGTTTAGCCAACGCTATAGTCAAGCCAGCCCAGACCTAGAGTTCAGGGAGATGAGGCTACAAGACACTAAGAACAAGCAGAACAGCATCAAGGGTGAAGATAGTATGGATTTTATAGGTATGCAAAAAGATGTGTGGTCTGTTGCGGCAACTGCATACTTATACAGCTTAAACAGTGGAGTAGCTAAGGAGCAAGCAAGGGCTTTACTGCCTGAGGGACTTACAAGTACTTCTATGTACATGAATGGCTCACTACGCTCTTGGATTACATACTGTACAGTAAGATGTGGTATTGAAACACAAAAAGAACATAGAGATATAGCTAAGGAGTGTGCTATACTCTTATTTAAGGACTTCCCATTCCTAGAAGAAGTTATGGGTGAAGTACTGCAAGATAACTATTCAGCAGAGGATTGAGTTGTATGGAATGTGTATTTGATATTGAGACAGATGGCCTAAACCCCACAAAGATACATTGTATGGTGATAGATGGTGTAGCTATTACAGATTATCAAGAGATGAGAGACTGCCTAAACAAAGTGTCAACCTTAGTTGGTCACAATATTATCCGATATGATATACCTGTACTAGAAAGGTTACTTAATATAACTATCAAGGCTACACTAGTGGACACTCTAGCACTGTCTTGGTACTTATACCCAACTAGAACTAGACATGGGTTAGCAGTGTGGGGTGAGGACTTCGGTGTCTCTAAACCTAAGGTTGATGATTGGGAAAACCTACCACTAGAGGAGTACGTAAACCGATGTAAGGAAGACGTTAGAATAAATACTTTACTTTGGAAGTTACAGAAGGGTGACTTAGATGCACTATATGAGGGTAAATACAATGACTTAGTAGAATACCTAACCTTCAAGATGACTTGTGCTAGAGGTCAAGAGGAGGAGAGGTGGAAGTTTAATGAGGCAGAAGGAGAAGAGTTACTAGCCTTGATGATAGAGAGACAAGACATTGCTAAAGATACACTACACTCTGTCATGCCAGAAGTTCCTAAGTATACTAAGAAGGTTAGACCTAAGGAGCCTTTTAAGATGGATGGTACTTTAAGTGTAGTTGGGGTACGTTGGAAGGAGTTAGTAGAAGAAAGGAATCTAGGGTTTGACTATCAAGGAGAAGTGCAGGTATTCCAAAAGAACTTACCACCTAATGCTAGTAGCTCTAAGCAGATTAAGGATTGGTTGTTCGCTTTAGGATGGGAGCCTGCTACTTATAACTTCGTAGATGATAGACAAGTACCTCAGATTAAAAACAGTAGTGGTATGTTATGCTCTTCTGTTGAGAATATGATTAAAGACCACCCAGAGTTAGCTAGTCTATCAGACTTGGGAGTACTTGGTCACCGTATAGGGATTGTCAAGGGGTTCTTAGAGTCAGCTAAGAAGGGTTATGTAGTAGCAGGGGTACAAGGACTTACAAACACACTCAGGTTTAAACATAAGACCTGTGTTAATATCCCTAGCTTACGTAAACCTTATGGGGAGGAGATTAGGAGTTTACTAACAGTTAGAAAGGATACTAATGAATTAATTGGTAGTGATATGTGCAGTCTTGAGGATAGGACTAAGCAACATTATATGTGGAGTCATGATGCAGAGTATGTAAAAGAGATGATGGTAGAGGGCTTTGACCCACACCTAGACATTGCAGTAGCAGCTAACATGATGACACAAGAGCAAGCTAACCAATACAAAGAGGGAGGTAAGACTGAGGTACTAGATAAGATTAGGTACAACGCTAAGACAGCTAACTATGCCTCTACCTATGGTGCTGGTGCAGCTACTATCGCAAGGCAAGCAGGGATGAGTGAGAAGGAGGCTAGGAAATTACACAAAGCTTATTGGGAACGTAACTGGAGTGTCAAGGCTATTGCAGAGGAGGGTGTAGTAAAGGTTGTTAAAGGTAAGTCATGGTTGTATAACCCAGTGAGTAAGTTTTGGTACTTCTTAAAGGCTGACAAGGATAAGTTCAGCACCCTTAATCAAGGGACAGGTACATTCTTATTTGATATGTGGGTTAAGGAACTAAAGAAAGGTGGGGTCAGAATACTAGGACAGTTCCACGATGAGGTCATTGCTGAGGTTAAGCAAGGGCAGCAGGAGAAGGTGAAAGAATACTTTAAGCTAGCTGTACAGGAAGTTAATAATAAGTTCAGCTTGAACAGAGTCTTGGATGTAGATGTACAGTTTGGTAAGAATTATGCAAGTATACATTAGCTTGCTTTATATTATAGAATGTGTTACAATAACAGTTGAGTTAAACAAGGAGAGTTAAGAATGGCTATTAAAAGAACAGGTGCAACAGCAAGTACAGACCAGAACGATATACTACCAGAAGGAGAGTATGAGGGTCGTTTAGTTTATGTAGCAGACTTAGGTATGCAGAAGCGGGAGAAAGATTTTGGTGAGGGTGTACGAGCACCTATCCAACAGTTATCATTAGGTATTGAGATTCTAGGACAGACTCGTACCTATGAAGGAGAGACTAACCCAATGCTTATGTGGACTAATGGCTTCAACATCCTTCGTACCCTAACAGAGATGGGTAATGAGCTTAAGCGGTTTAAGGTATTCTCTTCTTCAGCTAAAGAGGGACAGGTAGCAGATTGGGATTCTGTAATTGGTAAGCCTTGTAGTGTTCAAGTTGCTCACCGTGGTGGGTATGCTAACATCAAAGAAATCCTAGCCATCCCAGAGAAGTATCAGAAGGATGTAGCAGAAGGTGGTATTACTGATGGGTGTACTGGTGATGTAGATGATGAGGACAACCCAGCACAGAAGGCTATGTATGGCTTACCTCGCTGGTGTGTGGATAACAACCGAGTTAAAGAGGCCGACACAGCTCCAGACTTCTCCTAATAGGGATTGCGCCTATAGCTCAATCGGATAGAGCACCAGCCTTCTAAGCTGGGGGTTGCAGGTTCGATTCCTGCTGGGCGCACCAAGAAAGGTAAGACTATATGAAACTATTAATAGACTTAGACCCTATAGTATATAGAGTAGGGTTTGCTACACAACATAAGATGCCAGATGGGGAGATAGAAGCAGAACCCATACGGTACGCACTATCTACTGTTAAAAGATTTATGAATGGGTTATTAAAAGATACTGAAGCAGAGCACTATAAGGGATTCCTTACAGGTAAAAACAACTTTAGGTATATAATAGACTCAGAGTATAAAGCAAACAGGAAGGGGGTTGGTAAACCAGTACACTACCAAGCAATAAGAGATTATCTAGAGAAGAGTTATAACACTGAGATTGTAGATGGTAAGGAAGCTGATGATGCGCTAGCTGAGAACCAAACAAACGAGACAGCAATAGCTACAATAGATAAAGACTTATTGATGGTGGCTGGAAAGCACTACAACTACGTTAAGAAAGAGTGGCAAACAGTAACACCAGAAGAAGGTACTAAGTTCTTCTACAAGCAGATGTTGATGGGAGATAAGGTAGATAACATTCCAGGTATTAGGGGTATAGGACCTAAGACAGCAGACAAGCTGCTAGAGGGAACGGATAGAAAGGATTGGGATAAGTTAGTAGAAGAGAAGTATGAAGAGTTCTTTGGTGAAGGGTGGTTTAACAGAATGGTACAGAACACTCAGCTCTTGTGGATGATTCAAACAGATACACTAATGCCAATGAACATAGAGGGATATGCTAATGCAAAAGAAGAATAGATATCGAAGTAAGCTGGAGGCTAACCTAGCTCTTACCTTACCAAAAGACTTTACGTATGAGTGTACTACCCTTAAGTATCGTAAGAAAACTAGAAGAGAAATGGTATGTCAATCTTGTGGTGGTGATAACATCTTGCAGTATGCAACGTACCTTACAGACTTCAGGTTGCCTAATGGCATTTACCTAGAAGCAAAGGGTTGGTTCAAACCTAGTGACAGAACAAAGATGGAATCAGTAATTGCTTGTAACCCAGACGTAGATATTAGAATGGTATTCCAAAACGATGGGTGGACTACTAAATTAAAGAAACAGAAGTATAGTGAGTGGTGTATCAAACGTAAGATTAAATATTGTATTGGTAAGATTCCCAAGGAGTGGTTGCTATGAGTGAAGAGAGTTTAATTTGTTATTCTTGTGGAGCAGAGGGGCCTGAGTACGAAGTAGTAGACTATCAAAGGGTCTGTGCTGTTTGTGGAGAACCTGCTGTAATGACAGTAGTAGAAGTAATTGATTTACTAAATGACCTTAGATTAAAGGGGTTGATTAAGGATGCTATCATGGCTGAACATGTTGACGAAGACTACGGAGTTAAAGGGTTAGACTTTGAAGAAAACCAAGATGAACTAGAGCATTCCTTCAGAGCTTTTGAGAGGGACTTTAAAGATGAGTATGGAGAAGACTATGATTAAACCAATAGCTTTAACTCTAGTAGGTCTCATGTCAGCAGTGACAGCTAACGCAGAAACTAAGGAGGTAGTAACTGAGGTAACAAAAGGGGTGTTCATTACTTTAACAACCACCCCATGTACTAGGTATGAAGCACCTCCTAATATATTTCTGTTCCAAGCCCATGCTGTAGATGAGAATATTAAGCAAAAGGCAGAGGGTTGTTTTTCAGTGGAGCAAGATGGTAATGTGGTTATTAACTTAGTCAACACGAAGAACAACAATCAGTATGGGTATGTACTACCTATAGGTATTTTTAAGGAAGTTGGGTATTTTTAGCCCATGACAAATTGACACAGGTTGGAAAGGAATAGATAATGAGTAAACGAATTATAGTGATACCAGATACACAGGTTAAGTTGGGTGTACCAATGGACCATCTCAGGTGGGCTGGTGAGTACATAGCAGAGAAGAAGCCTGATTACATTGTACACATCGGAGACCATTGGGATATGCCTAGCCTCTCCTCTTATGATAAAGGTAAGAAGTCTTTTGAAGGTAGACGTTATAAGGATGACATAAGCTCAGGTAATGAAGCAATGGACATACTACTAGAGCCTATCAAGAAAGAAATGAAGAGATTGAAGCGAGGTAAGAAGAAGCAGTGGACACCTAGATTAGTATACTGTATGGGTAACCATGAAGAACGTATCAACAGGGCAGTAGAGTATGATGCTATCTTAGAGGATGTTATCGGTTATAAAGATTTAAACTTAAGTGATTGGGAAGTGTATGACTTTCTAGAGCCAGTCATCTTAGAGGGTGTAGCTTTTGCCCACTACTTCACTTCGGGTGTAATGGGTAGACCAGTAGCAAGTGCAAGAGCTTTACTAACTAAGAAGATGATGAGCTGTATTATGGGTCATGTTCAGGATAGAGACATAGCTTTTGGTAAGCGTGGTGATGGTGCTAGATTAACGGGATTGTTTGCAGGTATCTTCTACCAACATGATGAGAGCTACTTAGGGTATCAAGGTAACGGTTCTTGGAAAGGAATCTGGACATTGAATGAAGTAGAGAATGGTAGCTTCGATGAGATGCCTATTAGTATTAGATACTTGGAGGATAAGTATGCACGACAGGACTAACAACCCAGACTGGTTCCTAGACAAAGTAAGGAAGACAAAAATGACAGAGAAGACAAAGGAAGTAGTAACTAAGACTTTTAAAGATATACAAGTAGGGGGTGACCACTATAAGAAGTTCACCATACAACCTTGGGATATTGTAGATGAATATAAACTAGGGTTCTATGCAGGTAACGCACTGAAGTACCTACTACGAGATAAAGATAATAAGAAGCAAGACTTAGAGAAAGCAAGACACTATATAGATAAAATGATTGGAGACCTACGTGAATGAAAGCATGGGTAGATACATTACCACCAATCAATTTATACAACTACAAAATAAAAAGGGAATACACAATGGACAATTCACAAGAGCTCTTATCAAACATTACAGTCTTCAACAAGTACGCAAAGTATGTTGACGGACTTGAGCGTAGAGAGACATGGGCAGAGCTAGTTGACCGTAACCTTGACATGCACGTACGTAAGTACCCAGACTTTGAAGGAGAGATAGTAGCAGCTTACAAGTTTGTATACGCCAAACAAGTATTACCTTCTATGCGTAGCCTACAGTTTGGTGGGCGACCAATTGAACTAAGTAACAACCGTATGTTTAACTGTGCGTTTAGTCCAGTAGACCACCCTGCTGTCTTCAGTGAGACAATGTTTAACCTACTAGGTGGTAGTGGTGTAGGCTACTCAGTACAGAAGCGCCACACAGAGCAGCTACCAACCATTGTAGGGCCTCTAGAGCGTCAACGTAGGTTCTTAGTAGGGGATTCAATTGAAGGCTGGGCAGATGCCGTTAAAGTGCTAATCAAGGCATACACTAAAGGTAAGAGTGACCCACAGTTTGACTTCCGAGACATTAGACATAAAGGTGCTAGGTTAGTAACAAGTGGTGGAAAAGCACCTGGACCAGACCCATTACGTATCTGCTTAGATAAGTTACGTAGTGTACTTAATGATGCAGTGGGTAGAAAACTACAACCACTAGAAGTACATGATATGATTTGTCACATTGCAGATGCAGTATTAACTGGTGGTATACGTAGAGCAGCTTTGATTAGTCTGTTTGACAAAGATGATTTAGACATGCTATCAGCTAAGGCAGGTAACTGGTGGGAGTTGAACCCTCAACGTGGTAGAGCTAACAATTCTGTAGTGTTACACAGAGATGATACTTCTGAAGAAGAGTGGAAGAGTATTTGGAAGAAGGTAGAAGACTCAGGTAGTGGTGAGCCGGGTGTGTTCTGGACTAACAACTATGACATGGGTAGTAACCCTTGTTGTGAGATTGCTCTAATGCCTAACCAATACTGTAACCTAGTTGAAGTAAACGTAAGTGATGTAACAACCCAAAGAGAACTAAACGCTCGTGTAAAAGCTGCAACCTTACTTGGTACATTACAAGCTGGATACACAGACTTCCACTACCTTCGCTCTGTATGGAAAGAGACTACAGAGAGAGAGGGATTACTGGGTGTGTCTATGACTGGTATTGGTAGTGGTTCTGTCCTAGCTCTTGACTTAAAGGAGTCTGCTGAGGTATCTAAAGAAGAGAATGCTCGTGTTGCTAAGGCTATTGGTATCAATGTTAGTTACCGTATCACTACTGTTAAACCAGCAGGTACTACGAGTTTAGTCTTAGGTAGTTCTAGTGGTATCCATGCTTGGCATAATGACTTCTATGTTAGACGTATGCGTGTTGGTAAGAACGAACCACTGTATGCTTACATGAAAGCTAAAGTGCCAGACTTAATTGAAGACTGTGTACACAAGCCTCACTTAGAAGCAGTCATGAGTTTCCCACAGAAAGCACCGAAGGGTGCTATGCTACGGACTGAGAACTACAAAGACTTACTAGAACGAGTACGGAGATTTAATCAGGAGTGGATTGGCAATGGTCATAACATAGGAGATAACACACACAATGTAAGTTGTACTATCTCATTGAAAGATGATGAGTGGGAAGAGTGTGGACAATGGATGTGGGATAACCGAGAAGAGTATACAGGTATTTCTGTGCTACCATACAATGGGGGGACATATCAGCAAGCTCCATTTACAGATTGTACAGAGGATGAGTACCTAGAGATGTATCAACAGTTAGCTAAGATTGACTTAACCGAGGTAGTAGAAGTTGAGGATAATACAGAAGCTAAAGATAACCTTGCATGTAGTGGGGGTTCTTGTGAAATTTAATCGAAAGGAATAGATAATGAAATATCACGGTGCGTCATGGAGTTGGATATCAGGGATGGGGTTGGGGGTTGAGTTTCCACCCAATCCTTCAACAGACATTTCATTCATTATGACATTAGACCTCGTCATTGTGAGGGTAGTGTATTATGTATTTAAAATAGAATAGAGAAGGGGGGCTTAATTGCCCCCTTCCTTTGTGCCATTTTACTTTCCTTTAGGTTTAGTATTCACATAGCCTTTTGCTTTCAATGCTAGGTGCTTTGCCTGACTACTTGCATATACTGATTTTCCAGTTTTTTTGTCATACATCATGTGAGGTTTAAAGGTCTTTTTACTTACTTTTCCATAGCTAGATTGCATTTCATTTTCCTTTTAGTTTCCAAATTTTTAATTGCCACTACTATTGTAACCCATCTCTCTCATTTTAATCATAACAGCTTTAGTTACAATCCCTTTCTTAGCAAGTTCGTTGAGGCTACTTTGATTGTTTCCTACTGTCTTAATAGCATACTCAGCTCTCTCTTCTAAAGACAACCCCTTGACTACAGCATCATAAGCAGAGACCCCTCTTACTTTAGCTTTCCTATTAGCCACGTATCTATTCTTTAAAGCTTTAGCTAGGTTCGCATCTGTCTTAAAGACTTCCCCCACCTTCTTACTAAACTCTTTAGGTGTAGCAGTGTCTAACCCTAACTCAGTAAAGATGTCAGCAGTAGTTGGTTCTTTGTCAGGGGTAGGGATATTGATTCTACCTTCTAACAAACTTAAGATATCAGAACCTTTTGTACCAGCTTCTTTTAATACACTGATGATTCTATCTTGGTCATAGCCTAGCTTCCTCATACTACTTATATTCTCTAATACATTTTTCATGTTGGCAGTATAGTCAACTGAAGCTGCTTCGTATGCTATAGCCATTGCTTGTGGGCTATCCTCTGCCTTGTTCCTCATAGAGTTATAAGCACCAAAAGAATCTCTACCAGCAAAGATGTTAGACCTAACAGTTTGTACTGAACGCTCTTCAATATCAAACTTATTATTTCTAATACCTACTAGCCTTAAAGCCATCTCTTCTCTAGTAAACTCTGGGTCTAAGCCCCTCTCAAACTCCCTAAATACTCCAGGCTCAAGTAGTTTATAGAGGACATGAGCGACTCTCTTACGAGTATTCACTACCTTGTCTGGGGAGTTAGAGATAGTTCTACCATACTCATCCCTGTTTGCTAGGCCGTCAGCGACTTCTCTGAATACAAAGGAACCCTCACCTACAAAGTACTCAGACAAACCATTTGCTATATCAGCTGCTGGGTCATCCCCTAAGCCAGCATTAACAAGGTCTGCTATCATAGCATGGGGAGATAGGTAGGATAAGTTCATGTACTCTCCAGACTCACCATCCTCACTCATTTTAAAACTAAGAGATTTATTTTTATCCCAAGGAGCTACGACAAGATTGTTTAGTACTTTCTCCTTGTCTTCAGTGACCCCCTCCTTCTCATTGTACGCTCTTCTGCCAGCTTCTGTTGCACCTACTACTGTAGCTAGAGAAGCAAGACGTTTAGCTCCCTCTAGTTTCATAGCAGCAATGTTAGGCTTGTTTGTAATACCTAACTCTGTCCCAAACGTACCCGTCATCATCTGCTTTGCTACCTTTACTTGGTTTGTAATATTTCTAGCAAACTCTAAAGTAAAAGAAGCAAACTGTGGCATAAAGCCTATACGAGAAAGGGTCTTAGCTGTATCATTTAGCCTAGCGTAGTTCTGGAATGTATCATTTGTTAAGTCAGCAGCTCTCTGTTTAATACTCTCGCTATCCATATCAGGAAACAGCTTTCCTACCACTGACCTGTTATGAATCCATACTTGATATCTAGCAGCAGTATCTGTAGCAGAGTATACCTTACCTACAGGTGCGAGCTTTTCTCCAATAGCTGTAGAGATTTTACCTGCATCTAGTGTATCCCTAACATCAGAGACTAAGATATTAGCATTAGAAATACCAAACCTTTCCATGTCTCTCATATCAGTAAGGATAGCTTTCCTAGCTTTTGGGCTAGCCCCACTCGCTAAGTCTTCTACTATATTAAACTCAGACAAAGCAAGTTTAAGACCCTTGAAGTAAGCCCTGCTAGGGACAACACCCATACCTAACATAGTAGCCATACCACCATACGCATTGACTGCGTAAGAGGAAGGGTTAAATAGAACCTTAGTAGCCTTAGCAACACCAGTACCAGCAAACCAAAAGTCCTGTATACCTTCTAAGAGGTCATTAGCAGGTTTCTGTTCTTTAGCAAGGTAGTCCTTAATTAAAGATTTGTTAATAGCAGGTGGTACATGTAGTCCTGTATCTAAGTTACCACGTACTAGTAAAGGTATCCAATGAGCTGGTGCACCCTTCTCAGCGGTAGCTAATCCTGCTTTCTGTAGGGTCTTAGCAATGGCAATATCCCCAGCATTTCTCTCAACAATTCTAGATAGGGATTCTAGTGTCCCCCTAATCCTTTCTCCTGGCTCTGTAATCTCTCCAAGGAACTCTCTCTCTGCAGGCCCAACATCTCCCCGTTTTCTGAAGACACCCTCTAAGGCTTTGCCCCTACTATCACCACTTACAGACCTAGCAAAAGCACTACTATCTAGTAAGCTCTGTACTTTCTTCTCTGCTGCTTCTGTACTACCTTCTTTTACTGCAATCTCTTTAACTGCAGCAGCTCTCTGTTTTGCATTAGGCTCATATTTACTATCCGTAAACATCTTATACTCTCTAGTGTTGTAGCTTTTATCTCTGTAACTTCTTTGGACTACCTCACTTAATTCCTTTGTCTCCTGTGCAGTCATCTTTAAAAAACTATTCTCATCTAGTTGGTCTATCAAAGAGAGTTGAGATTCAGACCTCAGCTTGTCATAAAACTTCAAGTCTGTTTCTACTAGAGTCCCTTTTAAAGCCTTGTCCATAATACCTGTATCTAAAAACTTATCTACGCTTGGAGATATACTTGGATTCTTTTGTATAGCTTCTGAGATACTTCTTTCTAACCTAGACCCAACAGCTATATTACCTTTAGTAAGGTTTGAGTGTTTGATAATTAAATTTTGTACTTCTTTACCAAGAGTGATAGAAGGAGTCCAACTAGCAAATGTTTTTTGAAACCAATTCAATCCGCCTGATTCTTTCTTTAAGAGTTCTTCAACCTCAGCAACTTCCTTAGCCTCACTAGCCAATACTGTTTTCTTAGCTACATCTCCTACAGGTATGTCAGTTAATTCTGCTAGTTCCTGTCGAGTAATAGCTCCCTTCGTGACTAACTCATCAATCTCTGCAGGTGTCTTACCCTCAATCTTTTTAGCAGCCTTAGAGGAAAACCAACCACTAACATTCTTAGCAATCTTAGGAGAGACAGCACCTAACGCTCCACCAAATGCAGTACCAGCTAGGCCACCTGTGAGTAGCTCTTCAGGGGTGGGCATCCTACCCTCATCTATCGTAGCACGAGCTGTTGTATCACTGACACCAATAGCAGCACCCTTAAGTGCTTGGTCTTTAGCAGAGGCAGCTATTAGCTGTTTAGTTATGACAGTACCCTTAGCTATGCCCTGTAGAGCCTTGCTAGCAGGTATTAAGTTAGCAGCACCTGCTACTAAGGCCCTACCCCAAGAAATGTCTTCAGCCCCCTCTATCTCTTGTGCTGCGATGTTACCTGCAACACCACCAGCAAAGGCAATAGGGAGGTATCCAATCCCAGTAGCAGCTCCTGCAACTTGTGCACCTGCACCAATAGCAACTTCAGCAGCTAGGCCTTTAGCTATGTCCCCACCAGAGGGAGAGTTAGATTCATCAGGTAGGGTGGCAGCTATCTCATCAATCTCCAGCTCAGAGAGGGTAGCAGATGTCTCTACCTCTTTACCTTTAATGGTATATATAGGCATTAATTACCCCTTACAATATATGAGGTCCCACTTGCAGTAGACTTAGAGTTACCTGTACTGATTGTCTTATTACCGTTAAGAGAGTCTCTATACATTTCCCACAGTTGATTGTCTTTTTCTTTAGGAGTACCATAAACCGAAGTCTGCCTGAAGGGGTCGGATTGATTAGTGCTACGAAGCCACGCATCTCTCTCCTCTCGCGCACCTTTAGTTGCTTGTGAGTTGGCAAACTGAGCTTGGGTATCCACCCCTGGATTTACGTTGCTAGTGATACCTGATGGATTAAATAAACCTGGACCTGCTATCGTAGCTCCTTCAGGAGGAGCTACAGGTGGTTCTTCAGCCACGAGACTACCACCTCCTTGTACTCTATCATAGTTTCGTAAGGACTGAGCTTCCTTCTCTGGGTCATACATCCCTGTTAACGGATTTGTAGAGTTCCTAAGCCCAAACATACCTCTAGTTATACGAGCTTCCTCATCTATATCAGCTAAGTTTTTTGCCTCACCTGCCCTAGCTGCTGCCATCTCTGGAGACTCACTCTTGTACTTACCAGCTAACTTATGACCTAAGGCAGTTGCTAATACTTGCAATGCGTAATCTTGGCCTGCATACTCATTACCAGCAGCAAGGTTTCGTTGGTAAGAATCTTGCAGTGCCCCATATTGCCTATCTCTTGACGCTCTTTGTGCTTTAAGTATATCTTGTACTGTTTGTCTAGCCATTATTATTTACTCCCTAATAACTCATAATCCACTTGAAGGTAACCATCACTACCTTCGGACACTACATCAGGAAATAACTTCATAACTTCTTGAGCAACAACCCCTGTAGTTTTGCCTTTGTCTAGGCCCAAGCCCTTAGCTAAATCATTCCAACTCCAAGTGTACCAAGTCACACCATTAGCATCTGTATCAATCTCTTGTAGGTTTTCTTTTAGTCTTATATCTGACGGTGCTGCTGGTCCCATAATTGCAGCACTACCTAAAGTAGCAGCAGCTGATAGAAAGCCACCCTTACCACTCTGTCTTTGTGGAGTAGCTTGAGCTAGTTGTGCACCTGCCATAGCAGAGTTTGATAAAGCTCCAGACCTAGCTTGCTCGATAGAGAGACCTTGGTTAATCAGATTCATTTCTAGTTCTGAGATACCAGCACCTTGACCCATTAGACCAGCACTACCACCTTGTAGGTTTTGTAAGTACTGTTGCTGTGCGCCTTGATTCATACCGTAAGCTCCACTAGCAATGCCAAACAAACCTTGTTGTTCAGCTAAGGCTCTCTGTCTAGAGTCAGCACTAATACCAGCTAAGGTTTGAGATTGAGCTCTACCTAACCCGAAAGCATCAGGACTAACCATACCACCTTCACCAGCACCAACACTACTACCAGACAACATTAACCCCATACGACCACTACCGAAGAGGTCATTCTTGAGGTCTTGTCTTTGTTGTGCAAACTGAGGTTCTAGTAGTCCAGCCTGTTCTGTATAATATTCTTTAGCAGCAGCTCTAGGGTCATAGTCAAACGCAAAGTCGTCTGGTCTGTCCTTGATAGCTGTTAGGAGGTCTGGCTGTAGTCCTAGAGCCCCTTCGTACCCAGCTTGTCCTAACGCTGCTATGGTAGGGTCAAGCTCTACATTCGCACCAAAGCCACCATCAGGAGTTGTTGCACCAGTAGTAGTACCTGTTGAGGTTGTTAGAGAGTAGGGCTTAAACTCCACACCAGCTAGGGGGGCAGCAGCTTTAGGCTTCTTGCCCTTACCACCACCATATAAGATAAAACCACTATCCTCAAACCAAGGCATAAATGTCTCATAGTAAAAGGGCTCTAATAAATCTACTAATAGTTCTTTAATCTTCATGTTCTTATCTCTCCACTGGCAATTCATAAAACGTAAATCTGGATTTGTATCCATCTTCCTTAAATACTTTACCCCAACCAACTCTACCATAAGACTCTATGATGTCACACCCGTTAGCCTTTGCGAACTCTTGTATATCTTTTAGCATAGGTGCTTTCCACAAAGGTAAATCTTTACCCCCTGTGAAGTGCATGATTAAGGCTCTAGTCTGAGGGTAGTCCATTACCTCTGTGATAGAGAAGCCTAATACCTCTTCCCCCTCATGAGCTAACCAGAACTGCTGGCTACCCTTTTTATACTCTGTTCTAATATCATTAGTTGTGAACCTGCCATAAGTATACTCAGCAGCCACTTCCATAAAAGGTTTTACTTTAGTCCAGATACTATCTAAATCTGTTGGGCGTATGTAGGTTATTTCCACTATCTTATCCATTAGCGCAATTCGCTCCAATATTGAACAGATGCCCCACCTGCTGAATAGGTACTCCCATTAGGAATAACTGCTGAAAGTGTACCATATAATGCACGGTCACCAAATTGATTTGTAGCATAACCTACATAAATGCCATCAACTATTAATGAAATAGCACCATTGAAAGCTGATATAATAGCAACAGACACTTCAATAGGACTCCCAGTAGAGTTTGTATAAGTAGTAGACAAAGCTCTACTTGCCTTCACATTCTGCCATGTTTGTCCAACACCAAGAGAGGGGTCTGGGACAGCACTTGCCCAGTTCGTGCCATCAGATGTTAATACATTCCCAGAGGTGCTAGGGGCAACAGATGAGATAGCAGAAGTACCTTCCCCAATAAGTACACTGTTTGCAGTGTGGGTAGAAGCCCCTGTACCGCCATCTGCTACAGTTAAATCAGTAATCCCTGTGATAGTTCCACCAGTGATAGCTACAGCATCAGAGTCTTGACTAGCAATTGTTCCTTGACTAGCAGTTACAAAAGCAGTTGTAGCTATTTGAGTAGTGTTGGTTCCTGCAGCTGCTGTTGGTGCTGTTATGTGATTTGTTACAAAAGCAGTTGTAGCTAGTTGAGTTGTGTTAGTACCTATTGCTGCTGTTGGGGATAGTGGGACTCCCGTCAGTGTAGGAGATAAGGTGTTTGCCTTTGTCCCTACAGCAGTTTGAATAGCATTGTACTCATCATTAATCTCTGTACCACTGACAATCTTTAAAGGGTTCCCTGTAAGTAACCCATCCTTTACTGCAAAATCCGTACTCTTTATATAATTTGACATATTTAGATTACCCTACCTAATTTAACATAAACATCTAATCGCTGCACACTGAATGGCGCACCATTAATCTCTGCTTCAATACCAGCTTGTAGTACAACACCACTACCACCTGCTGGAGCTTTTACATTCTCTATCCTCGTACCACCACTATACTCTGCAATATCATACTCTGCTGAACTGTACTCATAAACAGTACCAGTTGTTGAAAGAACAAAAGGGTATGAAGTGTAGTTCTCAGAGTAGTCTACCCCTACCTTAACAACAAAGGTTTGACCCTCTGGTGCAATCAAGGTTGTACCCACTCTCTTAACAACTTTAGTGTTAGCACTTTGACCTAAGTCTGAGTGGTTTGTAAAGTAACTAAACCTATACGAAACACCATTGTCTTGATAACCAAAGTATTCTGCTATACCATTTGCTTGTGTAGTCAATAACCTCTTGTTAAGGTTGTCATATAAGTATGAAGTATGGGTTGTGTTATTCCAAGTGGTGACTCTGTATGAACCATCCTCAAGGATAGCCTTAGTATTAAAACAGTACACAGCCTTAGAGCTAGGAAAGGCTAGTAAGTAGAAGGCTGAAGTTGGGGAGTAGACAGCTTTTATACTTTGTGGGTCAGCAGTATTGTCTACCAATGTTGCTAGGTCATCCCTTACATTCTTAGAGATATCTCGTAGTGGTTGAGACTTCTCTTGAATAGTCCTACCTAAACTTCTAACTCCTGTACTAGATAAGAATAAGATGTCAGTACCTGTACTTTGTATACTATCCCTAGAGATACATCCGATACCCTCAATAGTCTCTACTAACTGAAGTGTAGTTACATCAAAGCTACCTTGGAAGGAATCATTATCTTTAAATATAACAATAGAGTTTTTACAGAATACAATCAAAGCACCGTTGTGTGCACCTAAGCCTACGATAGTATCGCTATTAGTACTGAATGTACCTGCAATGTTAAGGGAGCCAGCACTACCAGAACCCCACTTAGAGCCATCTAGTAAATCTGAAAAGTATACAGTAGTCTTATTAGACGAGGTATCAGCAGCCCACAACCTTCCATAAGCGGAAAGAACGGCATTAGCTTTTGGAGCAGCTCCAGTAAAGCCAGTTTTAGTATCGATAGATTTAAATTCACTAGCAGTTGTTTCATTTGTATAGTATAGAGGTTTATAATCTCTCTGGAAGAAGTACGCACTATCGTTTAAGGTAGCAGCTTGCCAACCCCCTGCGGATATTGTGTCAGTTGTAGTGGGGGTTATGGTTAATAAATCTTCATACCCTTTAAACAGTAGAGTACTACTCCAAGTTAGGTAAGTGCTTGTGCCAGCAAGGTCTATGAAGTTGTGAGCTCCTAGTAGGTTTAACCCTACGTTGTCTCCAGCTACTGTGTCTCTTTTACTAGTACGATAAGCCCAACCTTTACGAGAGCCTAGTCTACCGTACTTATCTATTAAACAGTTATCAGCTTGTAGTGCAAAACCTTCTTGCAAGGTAACCCCTGAGTCTTGAGTGTTTAACCCAAGAAAGCCTGGAGCTTCTAATGTCATTGGTTGTAATGGTTTAGCCATAATTATCGTGTACTCACTATTCCAGTAGTTTCTTCTAAGGTAAGGATAACACCCACGCCAGTAGCACCAGCACTCCCCTCAATCGTATCACCTGCTTCTAGGTATGTAAAGTTACCATCCCCTAAGAGTATATGCTCTCCTGCTGACAAAGACTTAGACCCAAGTACCACAACGATTTGTTCTACATCAACGTTACTTGTATTCTTACGGGTGGCTCTTACTTTAATAATAACATTGTTTCTTGTAGAACCTGCTGAGTTAGAAGCAAAAGTCATTAACCACTTAACATCAGTGTTGTTAGGGACTGTATAGATGACTTCGTTTGAAGTAGCTAGAGAGGCTTTAAATACGGACCTTGTCCTCATACTGAGTACCACTCTGTTTCTTCTGTGTGCTTAGCTGCATCTAAAGCTACTGCATCACTTAGCACTTGTTGAGCTTTATTAAAAGCAGAGCTAGAAGATACACCACCATCCTCACCACGTTCTTCAATTGCCATAGCGTATGCTAACATCTCTACTGGTCTATTAGGGATAGTAAGTCTGTCAGAGTCTCCAACTAACTCTTGATTCCTTTGAACAATATTAAACCTCAAGTCATAGGCTCCATTAGGAATAGGGTAAACATCTACTTGTGTATCCCCATCTGAAGAGATACCGTTAAAACTATAAAACCTAGGGGACCCCTTCTCAGGAGTAGTAGCTAGGAAAAGTTTATTAAATTCATGAGCAGTCTTATACTCCATAAAGAAGTTATCAGTATCATTAAGAACATCTAAGACTGTTAGGCTGTTCTGAGTACCATTTAGTTCGTATGCAAAGATGTCCTCTGTGGTAGTAGCCGATAGAGTATTACGTAGAGCAGACCAATTCCATGTAGACTCTACTAGCTCCTTTGCATCATTAACTAAATAAGATAATAAAGAAGAATATGTTGTTTCTAATACAGTACCAACTGTTCTTTCTCTTAATCTAATTAGTAGTTTGTTTACTATTTCTAAGTGAGTCATTTAAATTCCTATATATTATATCACATTTAGACAAGTTTGTCAAGGTTTATTTTTATTAAGCTGCTTTTGCTATTTGAGAACCAAAGTAGAACTCTACTATTAGAGAGCACCAAGAGAATATCTCATCAAATTTATATAGTCCCTCTACCTTTACCATCTCTATTGTGTCACTAGCTTTAAAGAGTCCTAAGAAAGAGAACCCCTCCTTAACAACAGGGATAGTAGTATCTACCCCAAGGAGTCCTGCTAGTGGGTAGACTGCTACCATACCTAAAATAACAAAGATTAGTACACGTCTGTTAAGAGCTGCCATAGGGCTCTCACGGTTCGATTGACCTCTAGCCTTACTCATGATATTAGATTTAACAGTCATAGCCTCTAGCATCATCTTATGTGCGTCTGAAGCCTGTTGTGACTTAATAGCTGATAGCTTCATTAGAAAGCCTAAAAGAATAGGGGCTACGTTTGCTATAAAAGAAATCATCTTGTTAATACCTCCAGTAAACCTACGTTATCTATTACATAAAATGCTAGCCCACCAGTTGCTAACCATTTAATCTGGTTAAGGCTTGCCTTGATTGAGTCCAAGTCATCATCCATTCTATCTAGTTTATTGTAGAAGTGTTGAATGTCTCTAGTATGTTCTTTAAGTGTAGTTTCCATAACCGCGCAGTCGTGTTCGTTCATTGTTGGCTAACCTTTGTTATTTATTTTAAAGTCTTGTCTAGAGTAGATGAAATCTTTTTCTCTATGGCAGGCAACAACCTAACTCCTGAGTAGCCTATCACAAAAGCAATTGCATACGAGAATGTTGGATGTATAGCGCAGGACTCAATTAGTGGTGGTATAAAAAAGACAGTAGAGACCAGTGCGATTACTATGTTTAAAAACAACTCTCTCCTTGCCCTATTACGTTCCACCAACCACTTAATATGCCCTCCCTTCGGCCTTTTACCAGAAAGTTTTTTAGTGTTGTATTGGACTAGGCCCCCTGCAACTGAAGCCAACACTATCAAAATATCCACTAATCACTTCCTCTTATTACGCTAGCCATTAGACTAACCCTTCAACAATAGCCTTTAACTCATCAACACTCTTGCCATCAGCAGTAGCTGTCATATCTCTTAGTGTTTGTTTGCTGGCTACGATAGCTGAGGTATCTCCATTAACTTCTACTGCTCGCGTGTAGTCTACATCCAGTGCTTCTAGTAAAGGCTTGCGGTATACGCGGATTGCTTCTTTTGTAATCTCTGTTGCTTTGGTATTATTTACTGTAATTGTCATCTTGTTTATTCCTTGTAGTTACATCAGCCCCACCTATATTCGGGATAGCACCTGAACTGGTCTCAAAGTTATCGGATACTACTGAGCTAGCCATTATGCTTTCACCACCCAGTCAGCTACATCTGTCTCTTCCCAAGCATCTCTAAATGTTCTGTCAGAGGGTACATCAGCAGTGTCTACAATCCTGTACTTAGAGCCTACTGGTATATCCTTGATGCAGAACGCAGCCGTGTGTTGTGGAGAGGGAACGATGACTCCAATAGAAGCCCCGTTGTCGTTTGTAATTAAAATTCTTTGCGTCATTTTATTTTCCTTTAACTTGAATATATCTGCACATTAACAATAGACTGGTCATAAAGGCTAGCGTTGGTAGGATAGCCGACACCTATTCTTAAACTTGAAGTTGTGTAGGCAGCGTTGTTTGCGCCACGCTTCCAAGCCCCGTAAGCATAGTTATCTGTCTGCCCCGCAGTGCCTATATCATTGGCTGACAAAGATACACTGTAATTTACGTCAGGCATTGCCGTAGTAAAATTAATTGTATAGTTGCCTGTACCATTATCAGTAATAGAACTGACGTTGTAAGAACCACGAATAGCTACAGTGCTTGTACCATTAAAGTTGACCCACGCGGAGCATAGCCTAGTTTCAGCAACACTACCTAAATCAGCGATAGACTGAGCTGTAACGGTTTTAAGATTACTTGAATCACTTGCATCTTGTACAAGAACTTTATCTGTAGTTGCAACAGTAACTGCTGTTAAAGTTGCCCCACTTAACGTTGCTTGTGCTGTTTGCCAAGATGCAGCTGAGCCGTTAGTCTGCAAATACTTACCTGAGTTCCCTGATTGTGATGGGAAGGTATCTCCATCAGCTCCATCATCTCCATCAGCTCCAGCAGCTCCTGTAGCTCCTGTAGCACCTGTAGCACCTGTAGGGCCAGCTACTGTAGAGTCAGCTCCTGTAGCACCTGTAGCACCTGTAGGGCCTGTAGACCCTGTAGCACCTGTAGGAAGTCCTAAACTTAGAACCCCTGTACCTGAACTGTAGCTAGAAGTAGAAGAACCTCCAGCAGCTACCGTAGTGGTTGCTGTGGTTAAGGCTGTTAGTTCAGCTGCACTTGCTGCTGCATTCGTAGCAGAGGTACTTGCTTCACTTGCTTTAGTTGTAGCGATACCTGCTTGAGTAGTTGCTGTAGAAGCTGAGGTACTTGCCTCCCCAGCCTTGGTTGTAGCAATGCCAGCTTGAGTTGAAGCTGTACCTGCTGAGGTACTTGAGTTTGACTCGCTTGTAGCTGCGTTCGATTCTGAGGTACCTGCAGCGCTCTCTGACGCACTTGCGTTCGTAGCTGAGGTACTTGCATTGGTTTCAGAAGTTAACGCGTTAGACGCGCTTGTAGAGGCCTCTGAAGCCTTAGTGGTAGCTGTAGTTGCTTTAGTTGTTGCTGTACTTGCGGAACCACTTGCACTTGTTTCTGAGACTAATGCTTCATCTCTATACCTTTTAGCATCTGCTGAAAAACCAGCTACTTCATCCCGCGTTACATCTGTGGATGAGTCACCAGACCCACCAGAACCTCTATAAATTGCCATGTGTATGTAACCTTATTTTTGAAGTTGTTAAAGATATAAAGATGAAGCAGGTAGGTTTCCCCACCCACTCCAAGCTAACTAAATGTTACTTAGTTAGGCACTGCAATGACTAAACCAGACTCTGGTCTAAGAACTGCTGTACCATAAAGAGTATCAGAAGTAAATAGATTTGCTAACCACTCTTGTTTGTACTGAGTTTGTGAACGAACACCCAATTGCTCTGCTAACACTAGAGCATCTTTGTGACCTAAAACAGCACCACGAGTATCTACAGCAGAAGCTGAGTTATCAGCAGCAGTTTCTACTACAGGACAGTTGCTTGATACATATACATCAACACCGTATAGTGAACCAATTTTACCATTCTGAACGCCACGACCATCTACAAAATCACTAGATTGATAACGGTCAATACCCATGATAGTGTTACGTACTGATGGTGGGATAACTAAGAAACGACCGTCCATAGGTGTATCATTGTCATCTAACTGTTGGATAGCACCACGTAGGGCTAAGTCAGTGAATACATCAGTAGCAGCTACAGTATCGACTGCATAAGCAGCAAGACCATTAGCAGCATCAACATAGAAAGAGTTGTTATGAACATAGCTTGAGCCATCGCCATTACCAAAAGATTTACTTAAGTCAAACAAATCAGTATCGACTTGTTTAGCTAGGGCATAGCCAGCATCATCTGTGTAGAATTTACGTAGTGATGCAAGAGCTTGAGTCTCTGCAATGTCTTCAATCAAACGAGAGTACTCGTAATGTTTATTGACAGTTACAGTAACTTCAGATTCTGTAGCAGCGATTAGTGATACTTGTGTAGATGCTGCTTTTGCAGAAGCTGCGCCACGAGTTGGTTTAGGGATGTGTAATGTATCACCCTTTTTACCAGCCATAGGCATGCGGTTAACGAGGTTAGCTAAAATTAAGTTTGATTTATAGGCTGCTACAATCTCATCACTCCACAGTTCTGGGATGAAGGTTGCTGCAGTTGTTGTTGTTACGTGTGCTGTTCCTAGTGCCATTTTGAAATACCTTTATAATTAAGAAGTTGTGTTACTTTACCCTTTTCTCAGCGTATGCTTTTGTTATCTCATCGGATAACTCAAGATACCGAGCAGGGTCATTTTGCATTAAATTAATAATATCAGAACGTCTGTACAGTTTCCTTGATTTGGTCTCACCTGAGCCAGTAGCAGAACCTGTGGAAGCAGCCTTACGCTGTTGTTTCCTATTGGTATCTTCATTTTGGGTAGAGTCTTTTATAACTTTTTGTCTCTCTTTCCAATTTGATAAGAGTTCATTAGCAGAATCATAATCAAAGCCTGAGTGCGCTCTTTCAAATAACTCTAGTCTAACTTTTGAGTCCTTAACCCAACTAACAAAGGCTTCATTATTTACTACTTCTAAATAATCAGGATGATTATCAGTAAGTTTAGTAGTAATGTCCTGTTGTTTTAGGGCTTGCTTAATTTCCTTCAGCTCTTTTGCTTGCTCGCTGTTTTCAATTGAGCGTTGGATATACTCTTCTGGTTTGTCAAATAAATCTAAATCTTCTTGCTTAGGTTTGCTTTCCTTGTTCTTGTGGGTTGTTGCTGCAAGTCCGTCCTTTACATATTTGTCAATAACACTACGTAAGTCACCTAACTCATTACCCTGTCTGCTGATATGTTTCTCAGCTTCTTGGTGCATCTTAATAACATCAGGAATAGATTTACCTGAGTACTTCTGCAAAGCTGGGTCTGGTGCTTCTTCTTCTTCTGAAACCTCTTCATCTACTTCAGGAGAATTGTCTGCTTCTAGTGCAGAGCCTCCTTCCATATCTTCAAATGATTCCTTAGTGCTACTAACCTCTTCTGTTTCAAGGTCTGCTTCTTGCTCTTCAACTAAAAATTTTGCTGCCATTGTATTAACTCCGTACTTATAAAAGTATTATGGATTATTGTGATTGTGAAGAGTTCTCATGTTTCCTTGCCCACTTAATAGATTCCCCAGGAAAATTCCCAGAGATAGCATCTAATTTACAAGCAACAGGAGAAATTATCTTCACAGCTTCTTTCCCACAAACCTCACATTCTACAGACTCTATTGCTGTGTCTATAAAACGCTCCGTTGTGTGGCCTTCTTTGCATTTAAAATCAAACATTCTACGAGGCAAAATTATTCTCCTGTTCTTCAGAGATTATCTGGTCGTAAGCAGCTCGAGTATTAAACTCAAAGTTCAAGATGTTCTTCAGAATGAAAAGTTGTCCTTGCACATGTCGCAAGTGTTTCTCATCTTCCAAACCCTCTATACTGAACCCTTCTAAGTTTTCTTTGATAGTGGCTGTAAATTGCTCCCAGCCATCTGTACCAAACAAATCAAAAAAGGTTTCATAGTATTTTTCGTCTTCTAGATTCATTTATGTATGTTTACTTTCTGCCCATCATCTGCATTTGTGCAATAACTTCATTGGACTCTACATCTGCGGCTTTAATGAGGTTGCCCTCTTCTTTAATTTTAAGTTCAGCAATCTTAACAGCTTTCTCAAAGTCATCTACAGGAGTATTCTTAGACATGGCAGCGATACGTCTTGTCTCTTCCTCGAAAGGTAAGAGCTGAGTCTCAACGTTATTCTGTTGTACTCTTGATTGAATCTCTGCTGCTTCTATCTGAAGTTTCTGTACTTGAGCTTGTGCTAGTTGTAGCTGAAGCATTAACTGTTGTTGTTGTGCTTGCTGCTGTTGTTGAGCTTCTTGTTGTTTCTCAGGAGTATCTGCATTAGCTGCTCTAATAGTAGCCAAGATAGATTCTCTGTTTGTAAGGTTCATAGACTCTACAATAGACTCTACTAACATTGGATACATTGGAGAATCCGCAGGCATAGTCTGTAGCAACTGTACTAGCTGTGTGACCTCATACTCTCTAGCAATAATACCTAAAGAGTTAGATGCAACAAATTTGTAGTCCTGTACTGGATAAGTCTCAGGGTCAAACTGCATGTACCTGTAAATTGCTTTATGGATAAACGGTACTAGGAAGTTCTCTTGGAAGTTTAAGAGAGTTCTCTTATGCCGCTTGATAACAGCACCTAATGCCATTGAGATACCAGAAGCAGTTGCCTCTCCACTCAACGCACCTTGGAAGCCTACAGTATCTACAGCACCTGTTGCTTGCTGTACCATGTTCTGTAGCTGTTGTCCTTGTGCAAAAGTAATCTGGTCCACTGCACCAAACTTAAATGGTTGTAGAATCTCTGAGGGATTACCGTTAGTAAGGAATGTCTTACCCGGTTTAATATCGAACTTAGCACCTCTAGGCATACGAGAAGCATCAATAGCCATCATAGGATGTACTGTAAGTGCTAGGGCATCAATACGCGCTCTAAGCTCTGTATCTAGTGCTTTCTGGCTGTTATAGCCCTTCTCACAGACACCACGACCCCAGAACTTACTAGGTACTGTATCCCATTGGAATGCTACGATAGGTCTATCCTGCATCATAAACGGGTTAGCTTCTACTTTTAAGATAGTTTCCCCGTTAGCAATAATAACAATAGCTTCTATATAAGAGTCATCGTTACTAACCTCATCAGGGAATAGGGATTCTAACTCACCCTCTTCTTCATTCTCCATCTCAGCTTCAAATAAACTTTTAGGCACTAGTCCGTAGTACTTAGTAAGGCGTACCCTGTTGTCATCTTGGTAGCTTGTGTCCTGGTCTGGTTCTAGTTTGTCATCTGTAGGAGCTCTGTCAATCTCTACATCTCTGTAGATACCATTATCAATATCAATCTGTACTTGATGTGCAGGTACAAACATGTCTGTAGCACAGCCAAGTGCCTCTTCAATGCTTGATGCTACTGGGTCAATCAAGAAGTTCTGAGGAAGGATAGGTCTTATCTTAACGATAAACCTTTCTCTTTTATTTACACCTACAGCTTGCATTGCACCATCCATCACTGGCTGGCTAGCAGGTGTATACTCTATAACATCATCTAAGTAGACTTCACCAATGCCTGTACCATAGACAGCACTGTTAATTAATACTTCGCTGATGGAGCTCCTAGCCTTAGCGAACTGCATGTCCTCTTCTAGTTGCTTCTTAACTAATTCAATGTCAATCTTTTGATTATCTTGGAAGTCATCGTGTAAATCAAACCACTTACCACGACCAAAGGTCGCTTCTTCAACTTCTGCAACAGAAGACTCTACTGCTTGTTGTAAAGCTGGCGTAATAATACGAGAGCGTTCTGACTTTCTCTCTTGGTCTTCAGCTGCCCAGATGCCTCTCCAGAGTCTATAATACTCTTCGTGGTCTAATCTATAGTTAGATTCGTAGTGGTCTCTCCAAGTGTCACACTTCTCCATCACCCATTGATTTAATTCCAGACTATCTAGTTCTTTCATTTGTATCCTTTTAAACTATTTATTAGTAACCAGCTGTGATATCCATTGGTTCGTAGTTGTCTTCTTCAAAGTCATACCCATAAGACACCAGAGCTAACTGGTCTATATAGGCTAAAGAGTCAATCAAGTCATCATGCACTAAAGGGTTAGGGAATTGAAACAGCTCATCTAAAAACTCAATGTTCCATTCCCCTTCCGCTAGCTTGATAGTCCCGTGTTCAAACTTACCCTGTAAGGCAGACACTATCCTATCAGTTTTCTTTCTGTTACCGTGAGTTAACTCTACTACTCTAAAGAACCTACCCTGCTTCTTCATCATATCCGTAAGGGGTGACATCACTGCTTGCCTAGCAATACCCTTCTCTATACCTACAGAGATTGGCTGGTACTTAGCAACAGCACTGAATATCTTATTGACAGTCTCATCAAAAGTCCACCTACCAAAAACAATATCTTCTACGTACCAACCCTCCTCATTTACTTTAACTATCGAGATGGCTGTGTTATCTAACCTTTTATGCTTTGTCTTTGCTTTACCTACTTCTTCAAAACCAGCCAAGTCAATGGCGATGTAGTACTCTCCAATATCAGGGGGCTCCTCCTCAAAGGCTACCCACTCTTCCTTAAATATCTCACTACCCATAGCTTCAAAAGAAGCCATAAACTCTTGTCTAAACGCAAAAGAAGACATAGAGCCTTTTGCCAGGTTAATCTCCTCTGGGTCTAGTAGAGGGTTGTCATACGAAGTAAAGTGCCAGCCCTCATACGTTACATCCTCTCCTAAGTCTGCATACTTATACAAGTCATAGAAGTGATTTCTTCCCATAGGAGTACCGATAAACAGTGCTTCTCCCTTCTGGTCGGCAAGGGCTGGTCTTAAAATCTGCTCCCAGACTGCAGGCTTCATATCTGCATACTCATCCATCACTAGGAACTTCAAACTAACACCACGCATGGTCTCTGGTCTATCAGCTCCCTTTAGGGAAATAGTAGCACCATTGATTAACGTAATCTGTAAATTGTTAATATGACTGGTCTTTATAACAGGATGAGCTAACTCTAATAGAGTCTGCCAAATAATATCCCTAGCCTGCCCTTGCGTAGGAGCAACGTAAAATACATTACCCTTACCTGACTGTAGTGCATTAACGATAAGGAGCCAAGCAGCTAGTCTGGACTTACCAGTTCGTCTACCTGCGGCTACCACTTTAAATCTTGTCTTACTAGCCCATACCTCTTCTTGCCAAGGTAGGAGCTTAATGTTTAGGTCTGTGCTACTCACTTACTCTTCTAATCTTTTAATATACTTACTTAATGTTTTATACCTAAAAGTATCCACACCAGCACCCCAAGGAACGTAAGACTCTCTTGTTGTATCTAAAGCTGCTATTAAGTCTTCGTTTGTAACATCAGGGTTAGATAAAGCTTCCTTAATAGGTGAGACAAGTACCCCTGTTGTTACAGCAGTGCCTGTGTCTATATTGTCAGAGTACCTAGTTAGCTTAGTTTCACTATTTGAGTTCCACCCACCACCCCAATGTTTTAAACTCATCAAGATACTAATACCCTTGTTATTTAATTTTGGGTAGTCCCTCTTAAATTCTATTGCATCCCCCCTCGCCTTTTCTGCTATATTAGCAGAGACTATGTCAAACTCATCTCTAGTCATCTTTACTGGGTTTTTTGGACGTATTGCTGAAATCCCCTTTGTAAACGCATCAACATTATCTAAATCGATTAATACCCTCTCTGGTACTCCCAAGGAAGCCATCTCAGCCCTAGTAGTTTGTGATGCATCTAATCCTTGTGCGATAGTAATACCAGAGGTGCTATTAGGCTTATGGGCAAAAGAAGAGTTATTATAATTCCCTTCATACTCTTTTAAGTTTTCTGCGTATCGTTCTACAATAGGCTCTATAGTCTCTTCTGGAGTTACTATTGGAGCTTGTGTTAGCTCTTCTATAGCCTCTCCTGGCATTGGAAAAGATGAATCAGGTGATTTAGTAAACGAAGAGAATACATCATCACCGATAGAGCTAGCTGAAAGGTCTTCGTAGACATCACGAGCATCAGCACCAACTTCTCTAAAGAAACTTGTAGCCCAATCAGCAGCCCCCGATTTGAATTCATCCTCACCACTAAGTTGTTGTTCTTGACTTTCTTGTCCTTGTGGGACTATCGAATAGTCGTATAGGTTAAGGTTAATCTCTTGTCCTACCTGTAATTTAGTAGGGTCATCAATACCGTTAAAGGCAGCTACTTCCTGCCAGTTCTGACCGAATAAATCAGATAGGGTATCACCCTCTTTAATTCTGTATATGTTTTCTGCTGGCATACTCTATCCTACCACTTTACTTTATCAGACCAGTAAGCAGCAGACATTTTACCTTTAGCTATGTTCTTACCATGTCTAGCCTTAAAGCTTTTCTGTCTAGCTTTCTCAGATTTTGTAGTAGGGTTTGCACCAGCACCAGAAACTCCTTGTTGACCAAATCTAATCAACTTAGTAGTCTCCCCTTCTTTTGCCAATACTGCGTGGGACTTCTTCCCATCTGGAGTTTTCTTAGGTTTGTTATAACCTGCAAAAGTCTCCCCTCTATATTCTATAGTCATTCATCAACCCCACTGTATTTAAAGGACTCAACATCTATTACCTGTTCTTCTTCTTCCTGTACAACTTCCATACCTTTACTACCACCTACACCGCTAATAGTAATATTAACAGAAGGTCTACCACCAGTACCTAAGACATCCTTCTCAAACAGTCCAACAGGTAATATCCTATCAGTGACTATCTTCCAAGCAGCAGCCTGATGTTTGTGGTCATCATCTAGAGCAGCATTAAGTATTGTATCCAATACCTTCCTACTCTTAGGAGAAGCTAACATACGAGCTTTATACTCATTGATGACAGAGTTATCCCCCTTAGGTCTACCGACAATACCAGTACCTTTAGCTGCTTTTTTTAAATCAGCTTTAGGAGGTCTTCCTCTTTTTCTTTTAGCTTTATTCTTTTCTACGTGTAGTCTTGTAGCTTCCTCTTTAGTTACTGGAGGTGTAATGACATCACTGGAGTTATTGTTTTCTGTAACGATAGGAAAGCTGCCTCTGCACCATACTAGAAGAATGTTAAGTAGGTTAAGGAGAGTATATATAAAACAAAACTAACTAATCTCTTACTTAACAAAGAAATAAGATTATACCATACCTTTATCCCTTTGTCAAGCTTTATTTTTATTTAGTTTAATATTATCTGAATAACACGTAGTTGCTAGAGGTTTCCTATTAACAACTATGTGGTATTCAAATCTCCTATTTATTCATTACATACATAGTAACTTCAAAACCAAATCTCATTTCTGTTGCTGATGGTGTTGTCCACATGGTAATTCTCCTTTTTTATATATAATATACTATTACGTTATCTCTTACCCTTGTTGATAAGAACAGTCATTATAACATACACTAGATACTATGGGAATACTAATAATCCCTAGTTAATACTACGTAATTTACTAGTGTTTAATAGTCCTTAGCTAAGTCGTTGTATCGGTTAGGGTTTATGGGGAATCCCTAAAAGCTACTATTTTGTATTTAGGTGGGTACTATATATACTGACCAGCTAGTTTCCCCCCTCCCCCCCTAACTATATGGTGAGGTAGCCTGTTATTCGGTGAGTTTCTTCGGTGCCTCTAGCAGTTTACATAGAGGTGAGGGTTGGGGTGGCTACCTCC